TGTTCATGTTCTTGTCAAGATAACCATTATGGCATCTAGAAAAGGACAAGATCCGTATATTCGGATCATCGAACTTCTTACGTGTGACGTTCAAAACGCACATAGTGAAGTGTTTACACCACGCTCACTCCGTAATACGCAGCGAAAGCTACGCTACAGATATGAGCGGGAAGGCATAGGGTTCCTTACTAAAACCCTACCACGTCTAGGCAAAGCCCTTGATCGGGCTCTGACTGGAGAAGTATCGTTAAACTGTACCGATCTTCGCCTCACGGCGATGAAAGGTAGCAAGCTGCCGAATTTATTCGGTGAGCTCTTTCAACGTATCCTCTCACATGACGGTTGGATCCTTCCAACACCCTGTGTGAAGAGCATCAAAGCTATCCGACAGCTGCTATTTGTCTTCTACAAATTAGAGTTGCCGTATAGTCCTTCGCAAGAACAAACCATAATAAGTCAGTTTATACAGACAGAATATGAAATTAGTTCAATCGATTCAGAGCTTAATGCTTACGCACGAGCTCTGGACACTCGCGAAATTGATCATCGTCAACCGGGACAGCGCGAAAGCGAAGTCTTGGGAGACTGGGCCACGGCTGGAAACCGTGTCACAGGAGCTGATCAATTGTATCCAAAACCCCTGGTGGGACGACGACAGGTGCCACAAAAGCACCGATGTTGTTCTCCAACTCAGGTTGAAGATTCCGAAGAATATTCGAATCTTCTGGCCTCGCAAAGACGCGAAAAGGGTCCGCTTCCAAAAGGAGCAGATCTTCTTCTGTCCGAACGAGGTGAGGTATTTGATGCCGGAAACGACATCAATGCCATCTCTAGAGCAAACGTCGAGCCTTATGAACTCGATGGAGGCCGAAGAGATTGTATCCGCAAGGCACAGATCCTCTTACAGGATCTATTCGCCTTCTTTGACGGACGGGACATTCGACCTCGACACGGACCCGGGGCTGTTTCCACTATGGAGCAGCTTTGGGAGAAGTATCGGTTTCGGAGTATCCCCGAACGTCTCACTCGAGAGTATCCGATTGACGCTTACTTTAGCGCCGGATTCGGACACATATCGAGCACAAGTTGGCTGCACGGATTGGAATCAGACCCTTTGTGGTCCGGACCCTTTCACGATGTAGACAATGTAGACCATCCCGCGCGGGTATGTTTAGTACCCAAGGATAGTCGCGGACCGCGCTTAATCTCTTGCGAATCTCTGGCTAACCAGTGGATTCAACAGGGACTAGCGCGTGCGATCGTTGAACTCGTAGAGTCCCATCCTTTAACAAGATGGAATGTCTACTTCACCGACCAATCCCCCAATAAGCGGGGAGCCTTACTCGGCTCCCTGACTGGGAAGTATGCGACGCTGGACTTGAAAGAGGCCAGTGATCGCGTAACCGTCGGTCTTGTTCGCCTACTGTTTCCGAGACACGTGTTAACGTATCTCCTAGCAGCAAGGAGCGAAGCAACGACTCTTCCGGGTGGTGAGATATTAAAACTCCAGAAGTACGCACCAATGGGATCAGCATTATGCTTTCCCGTGATGGCGCTTTCTATCTGGAGCCTTCTCACTGCCGGTTTGTCAGATGCGAAGTGCTGGAAGCCTCGAAGGAGGCCTGGCGAGTGGAACTGGATAAAACCAGCTGCACGAACCCTCAGAGATGAGCTAGCACTTTTAGTGTATGGCGATGATGTCATCGTACCCACGGCGCAAGCCGCGAACGCGATAGAGCTTCTCGAGTCATTTGGTTTACGAGTAAACCGTGACAAGAGCTGCACCAGCGGATTCTTTAGGGAATCCTGTGGAACCGACGCCTATCTTGGCGTTGAGGTCCAACCCGTCCGTATCCGGACGCCCTGGCATCACGACCGTCGCCCCGATGTTTATGCTTCTTGGATTAGCTATGCTAATTCAATGTATAAACAGGGTTTCTATCACGTCTACGATTATATCGTAGAACTACTCGGCAAAACATATGCCGAAATACCCGAACGGAGACCCTTTGACGACTTAGTCGTTAAGGATCCGATTCAGGCTTGGGTTAAGACTAAACAGTGGATAACCACTGACTTAGCCCTGATTGAAGTCCCGGAGGTTTACCGGCCTAAAACCCATCGAACTCATCCCCTCGAACAGAGGAGACAAGAGCGAATATGGGAAGTTAAGCCACGCAAAGTTACTCATGAAAAAGATGGAGACATCTCGCTGTTCCGATTTCTCGTCGAACAGGAGGTCCACCCATCCCATGAGATTGCGAATGATATACCTCGCAGAGGCGGTGTAGGGCTCATAGGCGCAATATTGCGCGTGCCCCTCTCCGTCGGTGTATACACCAAACGACGTGCGCTTAAACTCGTACGTAGTTGGCGATGATCCAACAGAGACATATTCTATAGAAATATGGAATGTGTCGGCCAGGG